ATCTAGTTATTTTGATGGGGTTTCCCACGGAGGTTAGATATATGGTTGGTTTGCCATGGGGGTGGTGGTGATAATCACTATTGGAGGTGGACTCTCCTATAGTGCGTTCGCACGTTCGGGTCGGCTTCGCCGAGAAGATTACCTGCAGTGCTGAGTCCTATATAGAATACATATTTTTTCCTGCAGGAGAAATAGTTTACTTTATACACCGCCGAGGTGTGGCGTTTAGCATGGCAACAGCAAAGACAGGTAGTTTTTACCTCACAGAAACCGTACAATTAGCAGCAGCGTCAGCTGCAAATAGCAGAGTTCAGGGCGAAATAGACCTTGGGGCATATGTAAATGTGCCAACAGGTCAAGCAATCGCTGTGGAATCTGTAGACTTTGTTTATCAGGTATTCGCCGATTATGGCGGAAACGTAAACGGAATGCTAGCAAGCAATGGGTGTATCTCAGCACAAGTTAGCGATTTGAACCCGGGCACTGCGCTTCTTCGTGCAGATGACCAATCCCTAGTAGCATCAGGTCAACTAAACATTGACCAAGCCAACAACGTCGGAACACACACTTCCGATTTGTATCCAGATAACTTTGGCCCTGCTGCACTAAGCGAGGCTTTCATGGTTGTAAACGACACAATGTACCTAGTTGCTGGAAATGATAACGCAGCAATTGGTACTGGAACCGTTTGGGTTACAGCAAGAATTCGATGCCGTGTAGTCAAACTATCTAGCAAAGACTGGATGGCAATTGCGATCCAATCAACTGCGAGCGATAACTGAGGCGATCTCAGTGAACGCAGATTGGGAGAAAGGATATGCTGCAGGATATTCTGCCGCACATAGGAGCGACGTGCGTGACATTACTAGCGATAGGGGAATGGCTGCGCCGGCACCTAAAGCGAAGAAGACTCGTAAGGTTAGTGCTTACAGTAGAAGATATGGAGTCGAATACAAGCGACTCAAAGCAAAGCACCCAAGAATGAAGTTTGGTGCGCTTAGCAAGAAGGCTCATGCAGCCACTAGGAAGGCGATGAAGTAATGGTCAAAGAATCAACAACAAAGGGCGCTTTAACTGGTAGTCGATTATTACATGCTACTGTACCTGGAACTCTAGCTACATTTACTGGCGGCAATGTATGGGCTGCAACGAATGGATGGCAGACTTTAACTAACGATGTTGTTTATCACGAATCTTATTTTGATTTGTCTGCATATGAATTAGACGATTTAACTTTAGTTCCTACTGCTATCTCATTACAAGATGGAATGCCTTACACTACCACAAGTCTAGATCCAACTCGACAATTACCAATTTTTGATATTGTTAGCCAAGAAAGATTGAATATTCAAGAAGTGTATGACCATTATATTGCAAGTGCTTCATTCCCTGGCTCTCCTGAATCAAAAGAAGATTGGTCGCAATTGTTAATGTGCAATTTTAGATTAATGCTTCCACAAGTAGACTTTACAAATGTAGCACTACTATTGCCATCAACTGGTGGGGCGTTTGGTTCATCTGAGCCTACCGCGGTCCAGAAGTTATGGCATTATCGAATTGCAATACCTACTGCAACTGATCTATCTGCTTCGACCTGGTTAATACCGCCTACTAGGTTTGTCCTAGGTGCTGAAATTATCAAGGAAGCAGAGTTGCCTTACATGATGAGGCTAAAGAGATCATATGAATTAGCAAATCAAGGGTGATACCTTTGTTTTTAACGCCAGCATCACAACTAGCAATAGTTGGCGCAGGTAGTAATACCATGCTTCGAATCATTTCGAAAGGAGACGAAGCAACTCCAAAAGAAGTTACAAAGGAATTATCGTTGCTTGCTTTGCAAACTGCAACTATTGTCCTGGCGCAAAAGGCGTGGCAGACAATTGTTAGTAAAAGATTGTTAAATCCATTTAATCAGGCGTTTGCAGCAATAGCGATTCCTGTAGTTATTGGAGGAGTTACATCTTATCTTATTGATGAAGATGAAGGATTGCAAAATTACTTTGAATTTATTGATGTAGCAACTGATCCAGAATCTATTGATGAAGCTTCATTGCTTACCGCCTGGTCGATTGGAACCATTTGGAAATTCTATACAACTGGTGGAGAAAATAAGAAAGAAGGATTCTTTGAATTCTCTAGTTAACCAAAGTATCTTCATAACAATGGTGACAAATCCACCATCTCCGGTCTGTTAGATGTATTGGACTAACTTCAATCCATGAGACTTCTTCACAGATCGTGCAGACTAGAGCTTGTTTCATTCTTCTTCACCTGTCCAATACTTACTATGACTCATATGGCCATGCCACGCTGTTTCGGGCTCATGTAATTGTTGATTAACACCTGCAATCCACCATTGATTTTCTATATCGTTAATATAACTTCTAAGATACCATTTACAAAATTTAGCAATCATTCTTCCATCTCCTTTCTCATTTCATCAATCCTAAGCATTAAGCAGGTTTTATCACAGTAATTTCTAGTTTCGTCTAAAACTAACTTATCACAATAAACACAGAGATTTACGAATGTCATTCTTCTTCACCATACCCTTGATGATTAATGCAAAACATAGTGTCACCGTTTAACCTGGGGCGTCCACAGCCTAATACACAGTATTTGTTTGTCTCTTCTATCTTGTATGCTTCTCTTTTGTTTCGTTCTGAACGTAATTGTGCCCGAACCCATGCGGAAAAGTTAGGCTTTTCCTTTGCATATTCCCATGTTACGCTATCTAATGTGACATTTATCGGTCTCATATTACTAGCCAAATAGAATTTAGATATAAGTTTATGCGCACGCATAGCAAAAAAAGCCTAGATAGGATCTAGTTATTTTGATGGGGTTTCCCACGGAGGTTAGATATATGGTTGGTTTGCCATGGGGGTGGTGGTGATAATCACTATTGGAGGTGGACTCTCCTATAGTGCGTTCGCACGTTCGGGTCG